GACTTCCTCTGCACCGGGATAATTCGGCAGCCAGTTTACCCTGACATCCTTGATTATCGCTCTTTTATCGGCGGGAGCTTGATACAGAACCACCTGCTGTTTTAAGCTCCGATGGTTTGCCGTACCATCATTCGCCAGCATAATAATATGCTGGGCTAAAACGCGCTCTTCAATTGCTCTTGCCATATCTGCCTCCTGTTAATCGTTCATCCATATAAGGACGCGCAGCCCAAAGGCTTCCACCACACCCGCATTAAGGCGGGCAATAGCATCCCTATGGGATTCGTCATCCTGTACTGCTGAAACCCCCGACACCACCTCGCTTGGCCCTGCGGAATAGGTTAAATTTCCATAGCGGGCATCGTGATCCGCCACCGCTGCCGATGGAGGGGTAATTGTATCCGGCATATTGGATAGCTTATCGTGCGGGATGGTCAACTCAACCGCATCAGGATTAAGCGTACCATCGGGCATGATAACTCCATCCGTCACCGGTAAGCCGGTATAAGGGTCATACGTCCGATAAATCCGCTCCTCCAGCGAGGACATAAGCCCACGAGCGATCTCAATTTCAGGGCTGGAGCCAAACCACGGGTCTCGCAGGTCGGTTACCATAGCCGCCGAAATGTTGGGGTCGCCATCATCCCTATCAATCTGCGCGAGCGGCACTATGTAATGGAGGTTGCCCTGCGTGTCCACATAATCGGCGGGAATAGAGCCATCTTCAATAACCCTCACCCACTGAATGACCTTTAACCGCCGAGCAGACTCTATACCGGTTCCCACAGGATGAAGCAGGTCGGGGTCTTCCGTGGCATTCCACTCCATAACGTGAACGTCCAAGTAGGCATAATCTGTCCTATCGCTGCCCACCGGGGTCGTAAGCCCTATCCTGTAGTAATCGCCCACCGCCGCGACTGTGGTATGGTCTCCTGCTGTGGTAATGCTGGTCGCCGTGTTGGAGATAATCGTAAACCCTGTTGCGCTGTCCACATTCGGGTAAAGTGTCCGGCCCACAAGCTCGTTGACCTGCCACTTGCCGTTAATATCCGTCAAGGTAAGCGCATCGAGGCCAGTAGACTTGTGGAAAATCTCGTCCTTGAACTGCGCTGCTACCGGCGGGGTCGGAGCAAACTCCCTGTCGGCGGTAAGGATAACATGCAGACCATCCGCCCAACCATGAGCATAAGTTTCAGGGTCACCGACCGATGCCGCCAGCCCATCTATGTTAAAATTATTGGGCAGCCCCGCGCCTATTATCTGGAAGGATGTGCTGAAAAACTTTCGGCCTGTAGCCCTCTGAAGAGCACGTTGAAGCTGATGGAATAGCGTCTCAGCGGCATCGTTGGCATCGCGGTCAATGGCCTCCTTGCCTTGCTGCTGGAGCTTGCCTAGATACCGCTTTCGCTCGTCGAAAATGTTACCGCTGTAATAACCATTCCTGTCCGCGCCGTGTTGGTTGCTCATTGAAACCTCCTATTATCCGCGTCTGCCTTTTCCTCCACCGCGTCCACCGCCTCTTCCTCCGCCGGGGCCTCCACGGGAGCATCCGCCGGTATTACGACCACCCCTTCTGCCGCCAACCATACCAACGCCCCTGCCTCTGCCATCTCTTGGTCTTGCCTGTCCTCTCGGATTCCTTGTTGCAGTAGCCATTTTTTAACTCCTTCCGCAATCACTTGCGTTTAAGTAGGATATACCTGTCGCCATGCCGCGCCATCCTTTCCGAAAATGTACCAGAATACTGTCATCGGGACGAAATCCTTGAAATATTCTTCAATTAACGCAAGCATATCCGCTGTTATATTAGTATAAGGTGTGTTGAACCAAAAACCAATCGTGCGCGGTGTCCACTGCGCCCAAAGGGTAAAATCCATATATCTCTCATAAGGGTCTGTCGGGGTATTAAGGAACTTCCACGGAGGAACCTGCGCCAGCCCCGCTGTAATATCAATATAAGTGCTGTTGACCACGTTGTAGCGCAGTAAGTTTTTTCTAAACTCCGTCACGATAGGCACCAGTCCTACAATGGCGGTGGCAAAGTCAATGGAACCCTGCAAAGTCCCGCGAATCTGGTATAAGAATATCGCGTTACGAATTAAAAACCGCTGGCGGGCGATGCTTAGGCTTGGAATAAGCCGCAGGCCGACATACTGCGCCAGCAGCGGCAGATGGTTAACGCGGACATTGTCCACATCGTAAAACGTCCCGAAATACTCAATAAGCTCCCGAATAGAGCCGAATTCCAGCCCAAAGAGCTTTAAAAACCGGTAAAGCTGGCCATGCGCATCCGTATCCTCGTCCCAGTTATACTGCTCATCCAGCGGGCCGACCAAAGGCTCAAGCAGCTTTTGAAGCGTGCCCACGTCCTTATTCCGGTAAAGCTCTGCCAGCCGATGCCAGAGCCTTAAATGGTAATCGCCGCCGTCCAGCGCGGTCTCGAATATCTTGGAAAAATCATCAGAGTAATCATTACCTGCGGCCACCACGAAGGCATGATAATAGTAGGTCTGTCCACCATCCACCGCTAAATCAGAGAAGTAATACCCCGTGCCGCTGTAAACCTCAATTCCATCCGTTATGAGTGCAGGGTAATCCAGAACGGCCCTCCGCACCTTTATTTCATAGTCAATAAGAATTTGAAAATAGCAATCCTTCGTATTATCCTCGTGCCAGACAAGAGCCCCATCCCTGTATAGTAAAACTCCAACATCTGCGCCCACATCCACCGAGGACACCGCACCCACGTAAGCGGGATTGGTAATTGTGCCAAGCCCCTCCATGATAAAGGCATAGTCAGTGCCGGGGGTCAAGCTCACCGATGGCGAAAAGGTAAAGACAAACTCAGGAACATTTGCCCATGGAGTAATGGCGGGCAATAGACTTAACCAGTATGCTTCGTTCGTGGCATCGGCCAGCTTAACAGTAGGGACACCCGCTACCACTGTCCAGACCGAAAGATGCATTCTATTGTCCGGCAAAATCGTCCCATAACCAGCCTTTAATTTAACCGCCACAGCGTTAATATCTACGGAATCAAACACCTGAAACTTTTGCCCCAGCCGGTCTATTACCCCCGTTATAGGAAATTGGTAATCCATATCCGCGATAAGCTGCTTCAAATAGGCATTATCATAGGAATCCCACTGGAGCAGTAATTGCGGGCCTTCATAACCTCGCTTAATCTGGAGGTTCTGTATGGCTTGGACAGTCACTACACGCCTCCAATATAAGTCAGGGTAACGGTTCCTCTTACCCCTACCTCAGTCGGCAGCACATCCACGCTTCCCAGCAGATCGCTCACCCTGAACTGGGCTATATCGCCCAGCGACATGGGAGATGTTCCAGAATTAAGCGTAAAAGATACCTCCCCGCCATCCGAGGCATACGGGGTATCCAGCGTTCCGGTCGCCGCCTGCAGGCCCGAAACCGATCCACGCACATTAAAATCAGTCGGATTGATAAAGCGAACTTCCCATGTTTCCGCGATGGTCGTACTGGAAATCCCTATCGGGCCGAAATATGCATCCCCTGTCTTTACCCGCCAATCCACTCGCGGCACCATTGTGAGCTTGGAAAGCTCCACAAAATCCACGCCCCGCACATTCTCCATCATGGCAAAAACATCGCCAATCCTTATATCGCCACGCGGGTTATCCTCTTCCCCGAAAGGTCGCAGAGCGGGATCAAAGTAATTTTCCACCGCATCTTCCACAGCCACAACCACCGCCGATTGAAGATACTGCGATAAAACATGCACCTCAGCCGTCAAGTCAACGGTCACCTCATTGGCCGAGAACACTTCCACGCCATCGCTGGCCATGCGGAAGGTATCAAGCTGGCTCAAAACATAGGCAAGGAGCGCAGGAGAGGCCGTTCCGCCGCCTGTAGGCACGATATAGATGTGGATTAAGGCTATGCCCGCAAGTATCGCCTGTGCCTTTTCTACGCCCGCGATGGCCTCTGTTAAACCTTGATAATCGTCCAGCGTAACCGCCCGCTTCAGGGACTTTAACTCCAACGGGCCTCTTGCCTTAGCCGTCCGAATATCCTCCCTGTCCTCGCCCCCTGTCGCCCGCACGGGGTTGGTAACCTGTACCGGCGGGGAAATGGTGTCCAGCACCACGCGGATAGCCCCGATGCCCACGTTTCCTGAAACCCCGCCTCCCACGCGCCCATTAAAAGTCAGAGTCGCACCGGAAGCGGGTATTTTACCATTGATTCCATCCCCGAATTCTATGGTAATCAGGTCATCCTCGTCCCGCGTTACCGCAAAAACCTCATCGGAAGGCCCCGCAAGAGCCAGAGATTCCACCGCCGTCCATTCGGTAATATCTACCAGCACGCTCCAACTGTCGTCAATTACAGGGGTTAAAGCTATCGGAAATTTCTGAAACTGTGTCCCATCGCTCGTTCCCATCGCCTCGGTCTTTGTCTCCCCTTGTGTAGCCGCAACTTCCGGCGACGTAAGCTGGCCGGTCGGAATATCAACATCCTCATCCGTCTCGAACACAATCTGTGCCCCTGCCCCTGCTGTGGCTATTCTAGTCCCTTCTGGAATGGTCAAATCGTACCCCAAAGGCGAAGAAATGGAGAATATCACGTTTACCCGCGCAGGTTGTGCGCTTTTTAGCCGAATTCCTATTAACTGGAGCAGCAGCCTAACCGCCCTGCGGCTTAATGCCGTCTCCAAATAACACTCATTGGCCTGCCTGTCAATATACCAATGGAGTACGTCCGCCATGCCCGCAAAAAGCTCTATCAATACGATGCCGAAATCATCGGGATTGTGGTCTGTCCACTCGTCAATATAAAACTGTATCCGGCTTATAATATCATCCCGAATGCTCTCATAATCGCGGGTATCATAAGCCAAGACTGGGGTTACAAAGTCTTCAGCCATTATTCGCCTCCTGTAACTGGAATCACGGCTACTCCTTCATTTACATAAAAAGGAAATACCTCGCTGCCCTGCTCATAAGTTGCCCGAATAAGGTAATCGGCAATAATCCTAACGACACCCTTATAAACATCCGCATTTATATCTACATTCAGCAACTCCACGCGAGGTTCCCAGTCCTCTATTCCCGCGCCCACATAATAACTTAAAAGGGCAAGCAGGGTATCGTCCAGCGGATCAAATATCAGATCATGCAGTCTGGTTCCAAACTCAGGCCGGAAAAACCGCTCGCCAAGTGCTGTAAGAACAAGCTGCTGAAGGGCTCCCGAAATATGCCGCCTTTGCCCCTCTTGAGAGGTCGTGCCATCCAACTGGTCGGACGTATTGGCTACTCCACCGGTATTAGCGTTAATCTGGAAGGGAAACTTCCAGCCAACGCCCAAGTAATCCTTGTTATTCAGATTTGCCATAAGCGTTTACCATTAAATCGTTGGCCAGTTTACGGGTCGCCGTGATAGCCTCAAGCTCCCTGTCCAGTTCCTGCCGCTTCTGTTTCAGCTTCTCCAACCCAAGCTCGGTCAATGCCGCCTCAAGTTCTACCTTGCGCTTCCGCATAAGTTCGCGGAGAAGTAATCCAGCAGGCTCTCCATTAAGGGATGCCATATATGTTACCACATCGGTCAATTTTTCCCTTATCCGTCGCTCATCGCCCTCACGTCTGGTCACCTGTTTATCCACGTCCGAAAGAGCTTGTAACACGCGCCGCTCCATCTCTGGACTGGCCTCCTCCAGCATATCCGCCAATATTTTCTGTAAAACATCTTCCATCATGCTAAAACTCCAAATATTCGCTCGAATTCGCTTACCCCCGGGCCGCCCGCTAAAAACACCGCGCCTGCCACATAATAAGTATCATCGAAGCCGGGCCTGTTTATAGACTCGTTCAAAGCTGTTTTAAATCCATCTACACCGCCAACCACGCCACTGTAAAGGGTATACACGTCTGAAATATCGAACAGGCTGTCCAGCGCGGTCGCTATATCTTCCAGAGCATCGGCGGTATCCTGCAGGTCGTCCACCTTGTTATTAATGGCTTCAACCATCGCGTCAATAAAATCCGAAATCTGCTGGCCGGGAAATAGCTTGGTCACCATATTTTCCAGATTTTTAAGGGCATTGTCCAGCCCCGGAAATACGTTTCCAACAGTCTTTTTGCTCCAGTCCGGTTTCCGGCCATAACATGTTCGCGCCAGAACTGGTGGAGGCTCATCCTTCTCAGGATCGGTCTGCCATTTCAACTTCTTGAACTCGGTAATATCCACCAACGCCCCGAATTTTTCAAGAAATGTCGTAAATAAGTCGGCCAGATTGGGGGCTCCTGCCACAATAACCACGCCCGCTACATTTGCCCCGCTACTAAAAACCGGCCTATCTGTGTCTACAATATCGTCAAAAGATAAAACTACCTTATCGAGAAACTGCTGTAACCCATTTGGCTCCCTGTAAGAAGGCACTACCGGAAGCAAGTATGCCCCCGCCGTCCGTAGATCACCAATAAAATCGGTCACCGCATCCACGAAGCTTTGAATAATTGCGATAACGGGATCGGAAAAAGCTATGATAAAAGCCGAAAGGGTATCAATTATGGTGGCAGCCGTGTCCAGTATTTCGGCCACCGCCGATACCAATCCAGCGGCTTCGCTCGCTAAATCCTTAACCTCGCTTGGAACCAGCTTATCGAGGTTCTGTTTTTTCCAACTCACGGGCGACATTTTTCTTAATTTCCTCGGCGGCAAACTTTCGCTTTTCCGCCTCTTTTCTCAACTCTTTAGCTATCTCGCGAGCCATCTGCGCAATCACTTGCGCTCTCTTGGCTAATGGGGTCTTATTTAAGGGCACCCAGTCGCTCATATCGCAAACACGCTCCTTGATGTATGAATACCGGGTATCATTGGAGCAAGCGGAGGCCCCGTAACTCCTGAAGCGGGGTCGCTGTGCACATGGGTATTATAAAGCAGCGAAAAGGCCAGCCCAAGAATAACAGGCTCAAAGGCCAATTTACTGCCTAACTGAACGATTAAACCCTCCAACGTAACAGAGCCTGCCAAAGCCTTCAATAGGATATTTCCAAGCAGAACTGTTATCTCTTTCCCGTAACTGGCCAGCCCCGCATTTCCGATAAGCTCCTGCGACCGCTCCACTATCATAATATCCTGCCTGCTGGCCGCCACAAGCTGCCACGGGCCTACTATTTTCTGCGATAGGCCGCCCCGAACTTCCTGATTATACTCCCCGCCAATGCGCTCCTCTTTTGCCCCCGCATAATCGCTTATCACCACAGGCCCTTGATAATTTTCCTGCACCGTATCCTTCAAGGTAATAAGGGTCTTACCTGTAACAGTCGCCTGCACATCCTTGCGCCATTCATATTCCGCAGAATCGTCCACGGACTGAACTTGCTTGCGGTGGACGTGCTTAATATCATCCCCCTCAACCAGTACGGACTGATTCTGCGCCGAAATTCGTATGCTCCCATCGTCCACTATCTCGATAACAGTACCGGACTTGTGGTACACCATGAGCCGCTCATTGCCATCGGTATCGTCAATCTCCAAGCGGTGTCCGCTCGCAGATTCGTAAACCTTATTCTGGCCGTATGCCGCATTAAAGGCCGATGGTGGGTCTTGAATCACCCTGCCGGAAGGCAAACTCGCCGTATCCGTCCCCCTCGGCATCAGCACGGACTCATCGGTATCGTCTCCACGCGCCAGCTTGGACGCGGGCTTTAGCCCTGTAGCCGCGCTTGGCAGACATCCTACCCACACTGGCCTGTTTACCTCGCCATTTTCAAACTCAACCCATACCATCGCGCCGATTTCCGGTATGCGGGTCGATTTAGGATCAACAAAGCAGGGCAAAGCCCAGTTAGACTCAAGGTCTCCCAGCACTTCCGGAATTTTGACCTTCAGTCTGCCCTGCTGCAAGGGATCATCCCGCCGAGTAACCTCGCCACGCCATTTCCCTATGAAGCGGGTAGTATCTCCATCCACATATTTCAATTAACCGTGCCCTCCCACTCTCCTGTGCGGGAGTTAAACTGATAAACATTATCCAAAGGCAAATTCTGTGGCACCTGTATATCCTTAATCTTAACCGGCTTTCCTGTATACCGAGCCTTCGCTGAAAAACTCGTAAAATACCCCTGTTCTGAAAATTCATGGGTTACTTCGTCCAGCAGATAAATCATACTGTAAAGGGAGCCGACCCCCCGAACCTCTATTGTCCTGCCCCGCCGTAAATATGGAATGCCATAGCACTTACCAGACACCTCAACCGTCTCCTTGCCAACACGCTCCATCGCGGTAAGGAGTTCCTGTGTCTCGGCGGGTATAGCTGTAAGCACCTTACCCACGAAAAGCTCCTCCGGTCTGGCATATTCTCCTGTTAAGGGGTTTACTGCCCACGGAAGCTCGCTTTGCTCTTGTGGCTCTCCTCCACGCTGTTGAATACTTTGTTCGGCTACGCGCTCTGGCGGGGTCTGGCTCTCTTCGGGGTCTTTTTTATACCCTTCGCCCTGATTGGTATCCACATTTTCCGCCTTTTTCTTGCGGCCTTTTTTCGTCTTTTCTGTGGCAGCCTGAAACTCCAATAGAGTGCCTTGCAAAGGGTCTTCCGGCCTGTACTCCAGCACTATCGGGCCTCTGAAGTCTCGCGGAGGATGAAAGTGCAGGGTATTATTTTCGATATAAAAATCATATCCGTATAACTTAGCCAGCCGCTTTAGAAAATTTCCCTCCGATTCGCCTGCCCGAATCAACTCCGGATAAACGAAGGCGGTGTCCGCAACCTCTGCCTGCAAGCCGTAACGGGCTGCTATGAGGGTGGCTATATCGCTTGCCCGCGAACCATCATATCGCTCTGCTCCATCGCTTTGAGCAAAGGTAATCAGTTTGGTCTGCGCTTTTAAGGTCAACACGGAGCCTTCCGGCCTCCACTGGTGTTCAGCCTCCTTGATAAGATACTCCCCAAAATCCTGTACCGTAGAATTTGCATAGCCCAATACCGCTCTAACATAAGACCCCGGCTGTAAAAGCTCGCTGTCCACAAGCATATCATCAGGGTCAAAAAGGTTGATATCACATTCCGAGTCCTGTTTGGTCGCCTCGCTTATGTTTATGCTTGCCAAAACAGGCGATAAATCCAACTCGTCGAACGATGATACCGTACCGCTGCTTTGACCGGTTGTTGGCCTGCGTAAAAGAACTCCGCAAACCGGCGAAGCCAATATGCTTGGAGCAAATGTTAGCCCCTCTGGTGGATTTTCTTCCTGCGTATTCTGCCCACGCCTTCGTCCTCTGCCTTGTGGTTCATAACCAAAAAGCACCCAATTCATATCTTTTCTTATAGAATTCGATGTTTTTTTCGGAGCCATTATCCTATCTCGTTAAAAACCTCAGTCAAGGGCATAATCAACTGCTGCCCCGGTATCAAATCATCAGGAAAAT